GTCCCGTGGATTCCCCCACCGGGGCCAAAACCTGCCAATAGCGCCCCGGGCCCGTAGCCTTGTGCGCCATGCATGATCCGTGCGCCCGAGAGCGGAGCCGATTCGGCCCGGCGCCTGGGCGCTTGACGGCCGGGCACGGGCCGTGGGACTAGTCGCCGGCATCGTGGTCGTGGTCCTCGTGCTCGTCGCCGTGCTGACGGCGCTCCTCGCCCGGCCGAGGCTCTAGGTGCCGAAACTCCCGACCGTCCCGGGCGAGCTCGCCGGCGCCATCCGGCGGGGCAAGGGCGAGGGCCGGCTCGGGCCCGAGCATCGCGTCGACGTGGCGCGGGCGCGCCTGCTCGCCGGGATGCTCGTGGACGAGGCGACGCCGCGCTCGGCGATCGCACAGATCGACCGCCGGCTCGACGTGATCCTCGTCCGGCTCGGGATCGTGAGCGAGGCGACCGGGCCGACCGAGCTCGCCGAGTGGCTCGCCGGGCTCGACACGACCGAGGCCGAGCTCGAGGAGGAGCTCGAGCCCGACGATGGGCCCGAAGGCTCCGCACACGATCCCGCCTAAGGCGACGAAACGGCCGGGCCGGGCCCTAGTGCCAGGGAGCGACCTGGGCTAATGCATCCGGCACTCTTCGCGCCACCGAAGGCGACCCGGCGCTCCGAAGGGCCGAGGGCGGCGGCGATCGCTCGGGGCGTGCTCGACCTCGACCCGCTCCGCTGGCAGAGGCTCGTGCTGAACCGCGGGCTCGATCGAGTGGGCGGGCGGTGGCGGTGGCGGACCGTCGTCGTCACCGTGGCGCGCCAGAACGGCAAGAGCTCGCTCCTCCGAGCCCTGATCGCTCACCGGCTCGTTACGGGCGACACGGTGGGCGCGCTCTCCTCGATCCGTGCGGTGGGCAAAGAGGTTATGTTCTCGCCGATCGCGGACGCGTTCACCGGCCGGCGCCTCGTCGACCTCTTCGATGCGACGGCGACCCGCTCGAACGGGAACGAGGCGCTCAGCCTCCGTGCCACCGGCGGGCGCCTGGTCATGCCGAGCGCCTCCGAACGGGGCGCTCACGGCTACTCGCTCGACCTGGCCATCGTCGACGAGGCCTGGGCGCTGCGCGACTACCGCGTCCCCCAAGCCCTGACACCTACCCAGATCGCCCGGCCGGACCCGCAATTGTGGGTTGTCTCGACGGCGGGCACGAGCGAGAGCGCGTGGCTCCGTGAGCTCGTCGAGGCCGGCCGGCTACCGGGTGCGGCCGAGGATCGGCTCGCGCTCTTCGAGTGGGCGGCGCCGGTCGAGCTCGATCCGAGCGACGTCGCGGCGTGGGAGGCGGCGAACCCGGCGCTCGGCGAGACGATCACGCTCGACGAGCTCGGGCACGCCTACGCGATGGCGACCTCGCCCGAGAGCCGGGGCGAGTTTGAGCGGGCTCACCTGAACCGCTGGACCGCCGGCGTGGAGGCGATCATTTCGGCCGAGTCCTGGCGGGCGTGCCTCTCGCCCGAGCTCCGCATCGGGCCCAAGCTCGTGTTCGGGTTCGACGTGGCGCACGATCGGGGCCAGAGCTCGATAGCGGCGGCGGGGATCGCCGGCGAGCGTGTCGTCGTCGAGCTCGTCGAGCAGCGAGCGGGTACCGATTGGCTCGCCCCGGCGCTCGCCGAGCTCAGGGCGAAATGGGCGCCTCTGGCAATAGTGGCGACCGAGGCCGGGCCGGCTCGCTCGATCGTGGGCGAGCTCGTGGCCGCGGGCGAGGCGATCGAGCCCTACAACACGAGCAGTTACCTCGCCGCGTGCCAAATGTTCTACGACCTGGTGAGCGAGGGCCGGCTCGCTCATCGAGGCCAGGTCGAGCTCGACGCGGCGGCGCGGGCGGTCGGCCGGCGGGCCGTGGCCGACTCGTGGGCGTTCGGGCGCGCCGTGAGCTCGGCCGATATCTCGGCTCTCGTGGCCGCCGCGGTGGCCGCGCATCGAGTGAGCCGGCCGCACATCGCGCCGAGGATCATCGTCGGCTAGTCAAGTCAAGCGCTCAGGACCAGGGCCGGGGCGTAGCCTTGCGACCCGTATGGCACTCTTCCGCCGGCGGCGAGCGATCGAGGCCGGCGTCGACGAGCGCCGGGCCCAAGAGCGAGGGCTCCCGACCGAGGTCACCGGGCTCACCATCGGCACGGGCGACGAGGCGCCGGTTACCGCCACCGAGGCGCTCGGCGTGTCGTCGATCGCCGGCGCCTTGAACGTGATCGCCGGGCGCGGCTCGACGCTCCCGCTCCAACGCTGGCGCGGGCCGGTCGAGCTAGAGCCGGGCTCGTTCTTGTCGCATCCCGAGAGCGATAACAACACGCCGGCGTGCACGTCGATCTGGTGGACGCTGGCCGATATGTGCCTGGCCGGCAAGGCCTACTGGCGCGTGCTCCTCCGTGATTTCTCGGGGTTCCCGCTCGTCGTGCGGCGCCTTGAGCCGACCCGGTGCACGCCGCGGACCGAGCAATATCCCGGCATCGGGCTCGTGATCCTCGGTTGGCTCGTCGACGGGATCGAGCTCGACGAGCGCGACGTGATCGCGTTCGGGGCGCCGAACGGCCGCGGCTGGTGTGTCGACGGCGCCCGGGCCATCCGTACGGCGATGGCGCTAGAGCGGGCGGCGAAGCACTACGCCGACGAGCCCATGCCGACGATCGTGCTCAAGAATGTTTCGGGCGTCGACCTGCCCGATGACACGGTGACCGGGATACTCGACGCGTGGAAATCGAGCCGAGCCAAGCGGACGACGGCGTATCTGAATAGCGCGCTCGACGTCGATCACGTCGGGTTCACGGCCGTGGAAATGCAGCTCGCCGATAGCCGGCAACAGGCCGTGCTCGAAATCGCCCGCATGACCGGCGTACCTCACGGCTTGCTCGCGGCGTCGCCACAGGGCGCGACGCTCACGTATCGCAACATCGAGGGCGAGAATCAGCAAGCGCTTCAAGCGATGGCGCCCTACCTCGTGGCGGTCGAGCAGAGGCTCTCGGCCGATGACGTCGTACCGCACGGACAACACGTCCGGTTCGATCTGACCGAGCTCATGCGCCCGGCGACGAGCGACCTCGTGACGATGGTCGCCACGCTCTACCCGATGGGACTCATCGACGCGCCCGAGGCGCGCGACCTGCTCGGGTTCGGCGTGCAAGCGCCACAGGGCCCACCGGCGCAAGAGGCGCCCGCGCCTCTCCCGGCCGCGCCCGCACCGGCGCCCGCTCTCGCCGCGCCACGATCGGGGCCCATACCGTGACCACGGCGCAAACCGTGATCCTGTTGATCGAGGTCGGCGTCGTCGCCGGCGTGGCGCTCTTGACCTGGCTCGGCATCGGGCGGCACTCGTGATCGTGCACCCGAACCAATTGCGCTTGTGGGGCGAGCTCGCCGAAGAGCCGGCGCCGGGCCAGATATGGGCGGCGGCGCCGGTCGGCGGCGTGAACGAAAGCCGGCGCACGATCAGCGGGCTCGTGGTCCCGTGGGATATCCCGGCCCGGGTGAACGGGGCCGATTTCCCGGTCCGGTTCGTCCGTGGCTCGATCCTGGTCGACCAGGGCGCCCGCTTGCTCGCCCACCACGACCGCTCTCGCCCGCTCGGCGCTCCGCTCGATTTCAAGGACACGCCGAACGGACTGCGGGCGACATTCAAGGTGGCGCGCACCCGCGACGGAGACGAGGCGCTCTCGATGGCGGGCGACGGCATCCTCGACGGTCTCTCGATCGGCGCCGAAATCGTCGACGTGACCGAGCTCGCCGGCGAAATCGTCGTGAACGCGGCGCTCGCCCGCGAGGTCTCACTCGTGACTCTCCCGGCCTGGGCGCTCGCCCGGGTCGGTACGTGAAAGGAAAAAGGACATATGGCACACTCGTCGACTCGACACACCACTCGCCGGCCGAGAGCGATCGCGGCCGAGGCGTTCCGGCCCGAACGAGTCGACGACGACGGCCGGCCCGAGCTCGTCACCGGCGACGCGCCACCGACCGGCTCGCTCCCGAGCGAGCCACCGGCGCCACCGAGCGAGCCACCGGCGCCACCGAGTCCACCCGCGCCCGGCCCGGCCGAGCCCCCGGCGAGCGTTGCGCCACCGGCTCCGGCACCGGCCGCGCCGGGCGCGGGGCAGACCGTGGCCGAGGTTCTCGCCGCGCTCGGCGTGCGTTCGGACCCGCTGAACCGGATCACCCGAGAGCCGTCGCCTTACGTCGAGGGCGGGCGGGTGAGCGAGCGGTTCGGGTTCTTCTCCGACCTCTACGCCTCGGGCACGAGGGGCGACTCTGAGGCGGGCCGGCGGGCCGCGCAATTCCAGAGTCAGTTACGCGACTACATCGCGGCGGCGAGCAACGACTCGGCGAGCGGGCCGCAGATCATCGCCCCGGCGTGGGGGGGCAATTGGTACGTCGACCAGATCGCGCAATTGCGCCCGAGTGTGAGCGCGTTCACGTCGGCGAGCATTACCGACAATCGACCTATCCCGGTGCCGCGATTCAAGGACACGACGCCGAGCTCGCTCGTCGGCGATCACGTCGAGGGACAGCCCGACTCGCCCGGCGTCGTGAATTTCGATCAGGTCACGGTTACGCCGAGAGCGAAGAGCGGGCGGGCCGAGGCGTCGCGCGAGCTCCTCGACGCGTCGCCGGGCCTGGCCGACCGCGTGATATCGGACGCGCTGCGCGAGTCCTATTCCCAGAGCACGGAATCGACGATGGCGGGCGTACTGGCGACCGGGGCGACGCCGGGCCCGGCCGGCGGGGCCACGGCGGTCGCGGCCGAGCAAGCGATCCGAGCCGCGCTCGGCATGCTCCCGGGCACGCGGTTCGCGCCCGGGCGAGTGATCCTCCCGAGCTCGCACGTGTGGGCCGCGCTCGTCGGCGCCGATGGGACCGATGGTCGACCGCTCTTCCCGTACCTGCTCAATGGGCCGACGAATGCGGCCGGCACGACGTCGGCGGCATACGCGACCGGCACGATCGCCGGCGTCGAGACGCGCCCGACGTGGGGGCTCGACGTCGGGCAAATCATCATCGGCGCCGGGCCATCGGACGCGATGTCATTCGAGAGCTCGATGTTGGAATTCCGATTTCAGGAGAAGAGCGGGCCCGAGCTCGTCGAATTCAATGTGTGGGGCTATTTCGCCGCGGTCGTGCTGCAAAAACGCGGCGTGATCCTCATTACCTCGACCGTGGCCGCGGGCGACGTCGGCGAAATGGCGGCGCCCGGCAACGGGAACGGGAACGGCAAGGACGGCTCCCGCGAGGCCAAGAGCTCGACGAGCTCGGGGAAGTAGCGCCGATGCCAGAGGGCCCGGTCGACGTCGCCGAGGTACGGGAGCGCCTCGGCGGCGCGCCCGCGGCCGACGATGCGGACATTCAGGGCGCGCTGGACACGGCCGAGGCTCACATTCTCCCGTTGCTCGACGAGGACTACCACGACCCGGAGACCTGGCCGGCCGACCTGCACGACGGCGTGCTACTCGGGGCCGTGCTCACCTACCGCAACAACGAGAGCCCGACCCCGGCGGCGGCGGTCGATGGGAGCGGGGCGCCGATCGTCCCGCCGATCGCCTGGGACCGTTGGACCCGGGCCCGGCTCGGGGCGTACCTCACGCCGGGCTCATGGGCCCAGTAGCGGCGGCGACCGTGAGCTACCTCGGCGACGAGCGGGCCAAGCTCCTCGACGCGCTCGCCGGCACAGAATTCACGACGGCGCCGAACGTGGACGCCATCAAGGCGCTCCCGGCGCTCGTGGTCGAGCCGAGCCGCGCCTCGTGGCTCGATGGCTCGGTCGACAGCGGGCCCGGGCGTGTGGTGCGGCACTCGATCGAGGCGCTCGTCGTCGTGAACGCGCAAGAGCCGATCGGGGCGCTCGTCGACTTAGAGGATCACGTCGAGCTCGTGCTCGAACGCTTGCCGCGGGCGTGGCGGTTCGATCGAGCCGAGGCGCCCGTGCCCGAGCGGACCCGTAACGGCGAGATTCAAGCGCTCCGCTCGACCCTCACCCTCTCGATGCGGTACTCGATCACATAGGAAAGGATCAGAAACATGGCAAGCGCGGTAATCATCATGCCCGCAGAATTTACGGTGACGGTCGGCACGCTCACGGTCGAATGCCAAGTGAGCGAGGCGACGGTGAAATTCGATACGACGACGGCGACGATCAAAACGCTGTGCGAGGAGAGCGAGATTGCCACGGCCGAGAAGGGCACGCTCACCCTGGCCGGGTACCAGGATTTCACCGAGGCGGACGGGCTCTGCAATTTCTTGTGGGATAACGCGCTCAAATCGGCGACGTTCGAGATTACGGGCACCGATGCCGCGGGGAACGCGGCCGCGCTCTCGGGCAACATGCAGTGCCGGCGGCCGCCGTTCGGGCCGACCGCCGACGATGCGGCGAAGTTCTCGCTCGATATCCCGATCATCGGCGTGCCTACCCTCGTGGTCACGCCGGCCGTACCGTGAGCTCGTGGCCGATATCGAGGTAAAGGGACTGCCCGAGCTCTCCCGCTCGCTCAAGGGCCTTACGGCCGACCTAGAGGATATGAGGCCGATCAACGGCGACGTCGCCCGTGACCTCGTGGCGGCGGTGAGCTCTCGGGCGCCGCGCAAATCGGGCCGGCTCGCCGGCTCGTTCGTGGCGGTCGGCTCGGCCAACAAGGCGAGCGCGAGCTCGGCGCTCGACTATGCCGGCGTCCAGAATTACGGATCGGCCGGGCACAACATCGAGGGCCAGCATTTCGCCGAGGCGGCGCTTGCAGCATCGGCGGCGGGCGCCGAGGCGAAATATCGAGAAGGCGTCGACAAGCTCTGTAGAAAGGCCGAACGATGACGATAGGCAACGGGACCGGGCCGGCCGAGCTCCCGCCGGCGCTCGCCGATATCTCGATCGACGCGCTGGAAGAGATGGAGCGGCGCACCGGGCGCCCGTTCGGAAAGATGATCGACGAGCTCGCCTCGGGCGCCTGGTCGATCGAGACCATGCGCGAGCTCGTGCGCCTCGTCGCTCCCGAGCACGAGGTAAAGACGCTCGGCGAGCTCATCGAGGCGGCGCAAGAGCTCCTCCCAAAAGGGCAGCGGGCGGCGGCGACTCCGTGACGAGTCTCCGAGTGCGGCTCGCCCGGCTCTGGGGATGCTCGCCCGTAGCGTTGCGTTCGCTCACGCTCGGCGAGCTCGTGGCGATGGGCGAGGTACTCGACGCCGAAAAGAGGGCGGCGCGCTAGGTGGCGACGAGCCTCACCATCGAGATACTGGCCGACGTCGCGAAGGCGACGAAAGGAATCTCGTCGGTCGAGACCCAGGCCGAAGGGCTCGGCGGGAAGATGAAGAGCGTGGGCGGGGCGCTCGCCGGCGCTTTCTCGACGAAAGAAATTCTCGGGTGGGCGTCGACCGCGCTCTCGGCCGGCATGGAGCTCAAAGGCGCCATGAAGGACGTAACGATGGTATTCGGCGACGCGAGCGATGGCGTCAAGGCGTGGGGCGAGCAAGCGGCGACCTCGTTCGGTATGACGGCGAGCCAGGCCGACCAACTAGCGGCGAAGGTCGGCGTAGCGCTGACCGGGTTCGGGCTCTCCCAACAAGACTCGGCGAAATACTCCGAAGCACTCGTGAACCGTTCCGCCGATCTGGCGAAGGTGCTCGGCGTCGACGTCAACGACGTGCTCGGCAAGGTGGAAACAGCGATGCGCGGCCGAACCGCCGGGCTCAAGGACTACGGCGTACAGATCGAGGCCGGCACCGGCAAGGCGACCGATATGGCGAAGGCTCAAGGCCACGTCGAGAAGGCGACGGCCGACCAGGCGAAGGCACAAGAGCACTTGACCGAAGTACAAGCGGGGCTTGCGGGGAAAACGACACTCACGACGGCCGAACACAAACGCTTGGCCGATGCGCAAGCCGGCGTGACCAAGGCGAATATGGAGCGCCTCGGCACCGAGGCCGACGTCGCCAACGCGACGAGTACCTCGTCGGCCGCGACCGACATTCTGAATCAGTTTCTCGACCAGACCGATCAGTACGGCGGGCGAGCGGATACGACGATGGGCACATTCCACGCGACGATGGGCAACCTGACCGAGCAGATCGGCCTAGCGCTCATCCCGGTCCTGCAAACGCTTATGCCGATCGTGCAAGGGCTCGCCGATTGGGCGACGAAAAATAAGACGGCGTTCACGATCATCGTTATCATCATCGGGGCGCTCGCGCTCGTGTTCTCGATCGCCGCGACGGCGGCGGGCATCCTGGCGGTCGCGACGTGGGCGACACTGTGGCCGGTCCTGGCGGTCATCGCCGGCATCGCTCTGCTCGTGGCGGCGGTCATCATCATTATCAAGTATTGGGGCGACCTCGTGCAGTGGTTCAAGGACGGCTGGCACGCGGTGCAAGATTTCATCGGCGCGCTGGCGAGCGCCGTGCTCGGGTTCGGTCCGGTGCAAACGGCGATCAACACTGTCAAGGATTTCGGCAAGGCGTGGGACGCGGTAAAGAAGGCGGTCGATGCGGTGGTCGACGTCATCAAGAAGGTGGTCGACAAGGTGGGCGACGCGGCGAGTGCGGTCGGCAATTTCCTTTCCCACATCCCGCACATTCCCGGACTCAGCATCATCGGCCTAGGCGCGCCGGGCGCGCCGGGTGCGAGCTCGGCCGGCGTGACTCCCCTCGCGCCGGTTGTGTTCGCTCCCTCGATCACGTTCACGGGCGACGTGGGCGATCCCATGCTCGCCGGCCGGCGCATCGTGGGAGCGCTCGAAACGTGGGCGGCGGCGAACGGGCGGCGCCGGCTCTCAGCCCTGGTCGGCCCGTGAGCTCGCCCGCTCTCGCCGCGTCCGTGTGGGCGCCGTGGGCCGAGGTCGCGGTCGACCTCGGCATCGTGCGCTCATGGGAGGCGACCGGCACACAATGGGGGGGAGGGGCGTGGGGCGTCGACGAGTGGGGGCTCGGGTACCTCACGCCGGCGGCATGGCACGTGGTCACGGCGGATATCGAGAGCCTCGATATCGACACCGGCCGTAACGGGATCGACGACCCGGGCGACGTCGGGACGTGCTCGCTCGTGCTCTTTGATCCGGCCGGCGACTATGCGATCGGCGGCGCCCGCTCCGCACTCGGCGACCTCGTGCGGGTGCGGGTGCGCCACATGGCGAGCGACCGCTCGCGCGTCGTGTTCTACGGCAAGGTCACCGAGGCGAACGCGGTCGGCTCGTTCTCCGAGCCGACGACGAGCCTCAAGGCCATTGACATGCTCGGGAGCGTGCTCGGGAGCGACGACGGCACGCCATTACCGGCACAGAGCACAGCCGAGCGCCTCGACGAGCTCCTCGACCGTGCCTCATTCCCCAACGATCTGCGCGACCTCGACGACGATATAACCGAGCTCGCCCCGGTCGACAAGGTGGGGAGCCGGCTCGACGCGGCCCGCGGCGCGGTGGCGAGTGCGGTCGGCGGTTCCCTGTGGGCGGCGGGCGATGGCACGATCCGTTACCGGCATGGCACGTTCTCGCTCGATCCGAGCCAGATCGACCCGCTCTACCACATCGGCACCGCGCCCGGGTTCGTCTGCCCGAGCGTGCTCGACCTGATCGAGAACGTGAACGGCGTGCTCAATGTGTACGACTGGGCCAATCAGGCCGGCGACGTCCGGGCGACCGCCATCCATACCGAGAGCGTGCGGCGCTACGGCCGGAACGCGAGCGTGCGAACGGACCTCTTGAACGTGCGCCAGACCGAGGCGGTCGAGCTCGTGGCCGGCGAGCTCAAGCGCACGGCGAACCCGGCCGAGCTTGTCGACTCGTGCGAGGTTCCCGTTCACGACGACGAGAGCGCCGAGCTCGTGCTCGTGGCGATCGGCGAGCTCGCCGAGGTCTCTTACACCGGCGCCGCGCCGTGGAGCGGGCTCTACCTGATCGGCGCCTACTCTCACCACATATCGCCCGACGAGTGGACGGTTCACGTCAAGGCCTACAAGGCGGCGATCGGCGGGACGTGGGGCCGCGCCGTGTGGGGCGTTTCCGAGTGGGCCGCATAACCGAGAGGATCGAGCGATGCCGAACCCGAACCGACCGCAGTATCAGGACACGATAGAGGAGACGTGGGGCGATGCCGTCGCCGATACCGTCGTCCGGCGCTATGCCAACACGGCCGACCGTGACGCCGACCTCGCCGGGTTCACGCCGGCCGAGCTCGGCGGGCAGGTCGTGGCGATCGTCCCGGGCGCCGGCGTGCTCCCGTACTGCCAGCAACACGACGGCGCCGGGTGGCGCTCGATGGTCGGCCCGTGTTACGGCTATGCCGAAAAGAACACGGACCAAGTAATGGGCAATCTGCCGGGCAACGTGACCGGGCTAGAGCTCCCACAGTTCACATTGACCGCGCCGCGGCGCGTCACCGTGTCATCGTCGATGCAGGTCGTCAAGGCAGCGGACACAAGCGCCCATTGTTCGATTCGCATCGTCGACGGCGCGACGGTCGTGGTCGGTCGCTCCGTCTATCTGACCGGCGGGACGAATGGCATCCTCACTGTCGAGCGCGAGCTCGTGCTCGGCCCGGGCACACATGATCTGTATCCCCAAGTGTGGGCGGACAGCGGCGGGCTTTCGGTGGTCGGCGCACAATGGGCGTGTATGCGCGCGCTCGGCGCCGCCGATGCCGCGCCCGGGACGACCCAAGTGCTCCCGGCGCCCGAGCCGCCGAGGCGTGAGCCGAAGGAGGGCACGACATGACGGACTGGTCCCGAGAGCGCGAGCGGTTCGCTCGTGACGACGACGAGCGCGAGCGCTGGCGCGCCTGGCCCGAGCCCGAGCCCGAGCCCGACGTCGAGCGCTCCGAGCCGTGGGCGCACGACGTCGACGATCACCCGTCCGGGCGACACACGAGGCGCGACGATGCTTAACCGCGTGGCGATCCCGTCGCCGAACTACTCGAGCCGAGGCGGCGCCGGGGTGCGCCTCGTCGTGATCCATACGGCGCAAGGGGCGAGCACGTTCGCCGAGCTCGGCAATTTCTTTGCGAACCCGGGCTCGGGCGTGAGCTCTCACGTCGGGATCGACGACACGGCCGGGACCGTGGGCGAGTACTGCCCGCCCGGCGTCAAGGCGTGGACACAGGGCGACGCGAACCCGGTGGCGGTCTCGGCCGAGCTCTGCGCCTGGGCGGAGTGGTCGCGCGCCGAGTGGGACCGTCACCCGGCGATGTTGCTCAACACGGCCGAGTGGGTCGCCGAAGAGTGCGGGCGGTTCGGCATCCCGGTCCGTTCGCTCACGGCTGGCGAGGCACAGGGCGGCGCCTCGGGCGTGTGCCAGCATGCCGACCTGGGCGCGTGGGGAGGCTCGCACTGGGATTGCGGCGGCGGGTTCCCGATGGCCGACGTCATCGCGCAAGCGAGCCGAGGCGGCGGCGCGCCGGCGCCGGCGAAACGAAAGGGGCACAACATGATCGCGAGCACGAGCACGGGTGAGGGCTACTGGCACGTCGAGCCGGACGGGGCCGTCTATGCCCACGGCGACGCGCAATTCAAGGGCGGGGCGAACGCGCCCGACGTCGTGGCGAGCGAAATCGTCGGGATCGCCGGCCGTGGCAACGATGGTTATTGGCTCCTCGACGACTCGGGCGCGGTGTACGCGTTCGGCTCGGCCCAGTACCACGGCGGGGGCGACCGCTAACTCGTGCTCACGTCGGGCGAGTGGCTCGCGCTCGGGATCGGGCTCGGCTCGCTCACCACGGCGGTAACCGCGCTCGTGTGGCGAGTGTTCGGTCGAGGGCCAAGAAAGCCCTAGAAAGCCCAAGAGACGCGGTGAGGCGCCCGGGCCGGGACGACCTCGGGCGCCTCTCACCGGGTACCCGGTTTCGTGACTGTCAGGCACACGGGCCGGGCGCCGGCGCGTTGCCGCGGCCACGACCCTACCGCCCGAGTGTGCGCCCGACCGACACGGCCGCGGCGCGCTCGGCGTCGTCGACGGCGTGGGCGTAGACGTCGAGCAGCATCGCGGCATCGTGGCCGAGGTAGCTCGCCATGCTCTTGACGTCGCCACCGGCGGCGAGTCCCTGAGTGGCGAAGTAGTGGCGAAGGCCGTGCGGGTGGCACGCGCTCACCGGGAGGCCGGCGAGCTCGGCGAGCTCACGGGAACGCCGGCTCACGTAATCGGGCCGGTAGGGCTTAGACCCGTGCGGGAAATCGTCGGGCCCGAAGACGAACCCGCGCCGGGCGTCGAGCTCGACCTCGGCCGACCCACAGAGCGACTCGCGCCGGGCCCGGTGCGCCACGAGCTCGGCGAGCGCCTCGGGCGAGAGCTCGATGGTCCGCTTGCGCCCGGTCTTCGTCGTACCCTCGGCGTAGCGCTCACCCTTGGGGCTCGTGAGTGAGCGGTGGATCTTGAGCGTCGAGCGCTCGACGTCCAGATCGCCCCAGCGGAGCGCACAGAGCTCGCCCCGGCGCGCGCCCGTGAGGGCGGCGACCCGGAGCAGCACGCCGAGAGTCGGGTTTGCCCGCTCGACGGCATCGAGGTAGCGCCGGGCGAGCTCGGGCTCGGGTGCAATCCCAGTAGGGCGAGGCTCGGGCGGCGGGCTCGCGCTCTTGGCCGGGTTCATGCCGAGCTCGCCCCACCGGACCCCGGCCGAGAAGGCGCCCGAGATGAGGGCGTGCCAGGCACGGACTCCCGAGGCGCCGAGGCCGTCACGGTCGAGGCGGGCATACAGGGCATCGAGGTCGCCGGCGCTGACCTGACTCGCCGGGGTGCGCCCGAGGGCGGTCTCGGCGAGGAGGGCGACCTTGCGGCGCATTTCTACGACGTAGCTCTCGGCCCGGCCGAGGCGCTCGCGGTCATCGGCGTAGCGCCGGCAGAGCCCGGCGAGCGAGTCGGGAGAGCCGACGGCGAGCTCCTCGGCGAGCTCGTCGAGGAGGCGACCCTGGGCCCGGATGGCGTCCTTCTCGGTGCCGCGGACGATCCTCACGAGGCGCTTGCGATCGCCGGCGATGGTCGAGCTCGCCACGACGCGGAACCCGCCGCGCGGGTGGCGGGTGATCCCGGGCGGGAGCGGGCGGGCGGATGCTTTGGGGGAACGTGTGCCTGACATGGAGTCAAGTTTAGCAGAGCGTCGAACCGCGGGGCACACGCTCGGGCACACGGGCTATTCGCCGGGGGCCCGATTTGGGCTCTTTCCCCTGGTCAAGCGGTCGGGCTGGCCGGATTCGAACCGGCGACCTCTTGACCCCCAGTGACGAGCGGAATCGCTCTAGCTGCGGAAATAGCCTTAAAGGCCCTGCTAGGGCCTACCCTCTGACCTGGGAGTCCTGGTCGCCGGTGCCCGCGCCGGGCACACGCCGGGCACACGCGCCAAACCGCGCCCGGCCGTTAGGCGCACTTGTACGGAGGTCAAGAGCGATTCGCGCCGCACACTTGACGGCGAGGCACACGGGGAGTCGACTGGGCACACAGGGCACACGGGGGGTTTAGCAGCGGAAGGG